GACACGACCGGGAAAACAAGTGAAGATGAATCGAAAGGAGTAAGATGTCATGAAGAAAGAAGAGTTAGTAGCAAAGGGATTATCGGAGGAGCACGCGCAGATCGTGATTGATGCCTGGAATGAGGCTGTTAAAGGCTTTGTGCCGAAGGAGCGTTTCGATGAGGTAAATGGAAAGCTGAAGGAGGCCAATACCACAATCGAAACACTGAAAAAGGACAACTCAGAAAATGAGGAACTTCAGAAGCAGGTCAAAGAGTACAAGGAAAAGGTGACAGCCCTGGAAACTGCATCGGCCAATACAGTGAAGGAATACGCTTTGAAAGACAAGCTGAAAGAGGCTGGTGTGGTTGATGCTGATTACATCATTTACAAGCAGGGCGGGCTTGACAAGTTCACGTTTGACAAGGACGGGAAGCCGGTCGGAATCGACGATATTGTGAAGCCCCTGAAAGAATCCGCTCCCCATCTGTTTAAGGCAGATCCGGGACCAGACTATAAGCCGGCAGGAGGTGGAACTCCCCCTGCAAAGAATCCATTTGCAAAAGACAGCTTTAACCTGACAGAACAGGGGAAGCTGTTGAAAGAGAATCCGACACAGGCCCAGGCCCTGGCGGCCGCGGCCGGAGTAACCATCAACGTATAAGAAAGGGAACAGGTGATTAAATGCCAGTAACAAGATTATCAGATGTTATCGTACCGGAGCTTTTCACGCCTTATGTCGTGAACCGGACTATGGAGTTATCCGCACTCTTCCAGAGCGGAATTATAACGAATAATGCAGAGTTTGACCGTCTGGCCAGTGAAGCAGCGCCGATCCACCAGATGCCATTTTTCGAGGATCTGAGCGGAGATTCTGAGGACATTATCGAGGATCAGGATCTGACTGCGAAGCAGATCACGTCTAACAAAGATGTATCTACGACAGTGCGCAGGGCTAATATGTGGGCTGCCACAGATTTATCGGCTGCGCTTGCCGGCAGTGACCCGATGGCCGCCATTGGTGATCTGGTAGCGGGATATTGGGCGAGAGAGTACCAGAAGATTCTGATCCAGGTGCTTTCCGGAGTGTTCGGCAGCTATCAGACTACAACAGAACCAGCAGAGACCAAAACACCACTTGCAGACCATATCCTGGACATTTCGGCAGCGGGTTCCGCCGCGGCTCAGAAGATCAGTGCCAGCGCTTTTATTGATGCTTTGCAGCTGCTCGGTGATGCCCAGGGACAGCTGACGGCTGTGGCCATGCACAGCGCCACAAAGGCTTTTCTGAAGAAAAATAACCTGATCGACACAGAACGGGATTCTACTGATGTTGAGTTTGATACCTACCAGGGACGCCGGGTAATTGTGGATGATGGCTGTCCGGTCGCAGATGGCGTATATACCACCTATTTGTTTGGCCAGGGGGCAATTGCATTCGGAAATGGTTCTCCCGTCGGCTTTGTTGCTACTGAAGTAGATCGAGACAAGAAGAAGGGATCCGGTGTAGATTACCTGATTAACCGTAAGACGTTCATCATGCATGCACGTGGGATCAAATGGACTGACCTTGCCAGAGAGCATGTAGAGACTCCGACGAAGGCGGAACTGATGAATGCCATCAACTATGAAAGAGTCTATGAGCCGAAGCAGATCAGGATCGTTGCGTTTAAGCATAAGATCGGATAAGGAGGTCTGACATATGGCAGTTAAGACAGTACAGGCCGTAATTAACGGTGTTACAACCACACTGACCTATAACAGTACCTCGAAGAAATATGAGGCCACAATTACAGCGCCGGCCACGTCGTCTTATAACAATAACGACGGGCATTATTTTCCAGTGACGATCAAGGCCACGGACGAGGCCGGGAATGTGACCACAAAAAATGACACAGATGCCACACTCGGAAGCAGCCTGCAGCTCCGCGTAAAGGAGAAGACGGCCCCAGCTATTACAATCACATATCCGACGGCCAGTGCACTGATCATCAATAATAAGCCAGCGATTCGCTGGAAGGTTACAGATAACGACTCTGGCGTCAATCCAGATACGATCGGTATTACCATTGACAGCGGCAGCAAGGTTACAGGCAGCGCCATTACAAAGACGGCCATCACTGGTGGATATGATTGTACCTATACACCGACTACAGCCTTGGCAGATGGCAGCCACACAATTAAGATCGATGCGGCAGATAATGACGGGAATGCAGCTACTCAGAAGAGTGTCACCTTTAAGATCGATACAGTACCGCCGACACTGTCTGTCACGGCTCCGGTAAATGGTTTGATTACGAATAAGGCAGCCTGCACTGTAACCGGTACGACCAATGACATCACGTCCAGCCCGGTAACCGTGACGGTTAAGCTTAACAGCGGATCAGCAGAGGCCGTGACGGTAGGGGCCGATGGTTCCTTCAGCAAAGCTCTGACGTTGGTATCTGGCGGTAACACAATCACAGTTGTGGCGACAGACTCCGCGGGTAAGAGCACGACCGTAACCAGGACAGTGACACTCGATACCGTAGCCCCGACGATTAAGGCCGTGACGCTCACACCTAATCCGGTAGATGCCGGTAAGACTTATGTGATCAGCGTGGAGGTTACCGACTAAGGAGGCAATGCCATGGCAGTAGCACGTGTATTTGGCCTGGTAGATGGCGTAGAAGTAATACTACAGAAGGCAGATGAGGACCGGTGGAATGTGCCGGTCCCCTTTGATGCTGACGGAGAATATGTGGTGGAGGTGGTGGCCGAAGATGAAGCAGGAAACCAGACGTATCTTTCAAAGATGCTTTATACCGTAGATGCCGGAAATATCTGTATTCACGCGCTGCCGCTTCCAAAGTATACGTTTGAGCTCCTTCAGGCGCCATATAAAATGGAGCCGCAGTTTACAGAGTATCTGTTTACACGATTGATTCCAAAATGTCAGGAGGTGGCATTATGATACGTTTTATTCTGGGCGAAGACAGACATGTAAAGTATTTCGTCCATTCTGTCAAATCAGAATACTTTGTTGTTAAAGATGCCACCTATGAACTGATATATAATGGCGAAGTAGAGGCATCAGGCAGCTGTGAAGTGACCCAGGAGGAAGATGGAAGCGTTGTAGACGTGAAACTTCAGCCAACGTACCGGAGCAATCTTTACATATTGGAAATCACGTTGATGATTGCGGACGAGGTTATTAAGAACCGGGAGCAGATGGAGGTGGTCTGATGGCGGTGAGGATCGATGCTGTATCTTTGAGCAGAAATCCGGTTGCGGTCAATGAAAGCCTGATTGTGAGCGTGTCCATTGTAACACACGGATATCTGGGAAGGTCAACTAATGCTGAATTAACTTCCTATACAAATGGACAGTTAAGGCTGAGGGGAGAATCTGTTCCAACTTATGCACAGCTTAAGAAATACCGCCAATCTGCTCTTCACAGTATGACCCATCAGAAGATCGAAACTATGGAGGTATAAGATGAATAGGAAAGAGATGCTGCAGACAGTAAAGCAAAATCTACGGCTTGGTACAGAAGACCATGATCTGATCATCTCGGATCTGATTCTGACAGTCTGTGATTACTGCAACCTAGATCCAGATTGCGTACCGGACATTCTGGAACCCTTTGTACGAAAAAAGGCGAAAGGAATTATTGACTACGAGGCCGTGGAGGGAAACGGATATAATCCGGAGATTGCAAGTATCAAGGAAGGCGATGGAAGCATTACCTGGGCGCAGACGGAGGGAAACACGAAGGCGAGTATCTATGGCCTGTCTGAGAGTGATAAGGCAGGTCTGAGGAGGCACAGGAGGCTGAGAGGATATGCGAAACCCGTATGCAAGAATGTATGATGCAAAAATGGATGTGTACCGATGGACAGACGTCGAAATAGATGGTATCACGAAGCAGGTGAGAACAGCTGTGGCAACGGATCGGCCCTGCCGGTACAGTTCTTCGGGTCAGGTATCCTCTGGTGCACCGAATCCGGCCATTGTGAACAGCCATAAGCTGTTCTGCGGCCTGGAGGAAGACATCCGGGAAGGAGATCAGCTGCTGATCACACTCAGAACCGGAAAGACCATCGAGGCTGATTTGGGAGAGTGCCACCCGTATTCCTATCAGTGGCAGTGTGAAATAAAGAGAGATGATAATGCATGAGCAGTAGTAATTATCGTAGAAATAAGGCAGCTATTGACCAGTTTCGTAAGGAACTGATGGCGATGGTAGACGATATCCAGCAGATTGATAAAAAGGTGCTCAATAAGACTGTAAATGACGGTGTTGCCTATGCGAAACGACACACGCCTGTGGGAAAACATCCGAATCCGGTGACCTTTTCCGTCAAGAACGGGCCCGATGCAGGGACCGTTGTCAGCTTCAAAGTATCAAATCCGGGAGTAGGCGGATTCCTGCGAAAAAGCTGGCACAAATTGCCTACAAAGAAATCAAAGGCCGGAGTAGAGACTGAACTGGTAAATACCGCAGAATACTCCACCTATTGGAATTACGGCCATCGCATCGTAACGAAAAAAGGCGGTCCAACAAAAGGTTTTGTAAAAGGTACGTTCGTGCTGGAAAAAACCAGGGGATACATCGAGAAGCAGCTGGTGAAGGAGTTTGAGAAAGAAGTAAAGGCGGTGCAGAGCAAGCATGATTGAAAAATTATATAAGAATATCGCAGCTGGATTGAAGGCAGTTAGGCCATGCAAGGTGTATGTTGAAGATGTGCCGCAGAACTTTGCACAGCCGTCTTTCCTGGTTACCTTCTATGAGCAGGAGCCTTCCAGAGGTATTAATGGACGACTTAAGAATTCAGTCAGGGTAGACGTATCATACTTTCCGGCGACTGACAGAGAACCTTATGAGGAATGTTGGCTTGTTAGTCAGGATTTGAGCCGGGAATTTATAGTGGCAGATTTCAAAATCAGAAATAGAAACTTAAAGATTGTGGATAGTGTCCTGCATTTCCTTTTCGATGTTGACTACCGGGAATATCAGGAAAACAACAGCAATGCAGACAATATCACAAAACACAGACATAAAGGAGGAGTAAGCCATGGCAGGAACATGGGAATCCCAGAATAAGGTACTGCCCGGAGCCTATATCAATATCCGGACGAATGAACCGCTGTCTATTACACCGGGGGACCGCGGAACCGTTGTTATCCTGCAGGAAATGAGTGTGGGTACTGACGGCGCTATGTATACAATTACAGCAACGGAGGCGGCATGGCCAGACGGAGCTACGGCCTCGGATAAGAAGCTGGCTGCGGAAGCACTGAAGAAGGCAAAAACCGTATTGGTATATAAACTCAAAGCAAGTCACAAAGCGGCTGACGTCACTGCGGCCCTTGCAGCCCTTAAAACCGTGCAGTTCAATACTCTCTGCTATCCCTATGAAGGAGAGGGCGAGGAGGTCAACAAAACAGCGATTGCGACATGGATCAAGGCCATGAGGGACGATGAGGGGGTGAAGTGTCAGGCGGTGCTCGCGAACCATGTGGCAGACAGCGAGGGGATCATCAATGTTGTTCAGGGCATCATCATGCCAGGAAATCAGGAACTGACGGCTGCAGAGGTAACTGCATGGGTGGCAGGAGCCACAGCCAGATCGGAAGAGCGTCGTGTAGGGA